AAGCTCGCCCTATAACTTTGTGTAAACAGAGTTGACGGTAGGGGGGTATCAAACCCAAACAAGGGGTTGCATTTTGTGCGGTATGTTTCACGTGAAACTGCTGGCGTAAAACATAACTTTACGATAGAATAATTTGAATGAACAAACTCCCGCCTGAGTTACACGTAGTCAACGGTTCAAAAGGCATGAACCAAGGTGTTGACCTACCCAAATCAATTAAGAACAGAATCCCCCAAGCCGAGTGGCTCGATAACCCCGAAGCATGGGATAAGAACGTATTTGTAATTGAAACATCTAATTTTCTGTATAGCGTCTATGGCATAGGCAACGATCAGGACAAACACGCCTTGGCTTTTCTAGCGGAGCAAATTGATACCTATATCGAATGTAAGCGGAAACTAGCAGAAACGCCAATCGTAACTAAATTCAATAACGGCAAGACTATTGGTCCTAACCCCTATTTAACGGTACGGAACAATACCCTCAAGAACATTATTCAATTAATGAACGAGCTAGGACTAACCCCTAGAAGCCGTTTAAGTGACGGGGCGCAAGAAGAAGACAGCCCAGTATCTAAATTCCTAAGAGGTCCTAAAGGGTGAATCATCAAGACGGCGTTCTTTACGCCAGTCAGGTTGCTAAAGGTGAGATCAACGTTTGCGCTAATGTCCGATTGGCTTGCCAGCGCTTTCTCGATCAAATCGAGCGCAAGGACTGGGAGTGGTATTTTGATGCGGATTATGTAGAGCACGTTTTATCCTTTGCCGAATCGCTAAAGCACACTAAAGGTCCACAAGCGGGTGATCCAGTAATCCTAGAGCCATTCCAAATATTGCTTATTTGTGCCATATATGGGTTTCGTAGCAAAAAAGATCATTCGCACCGTATGGTGTCAGACGTTATTGTGTTCATCCCTCGTAAGGCGGGAAAGTCTACCCTAACAGCCGTAATCGCTTTATACGAGCTTCTTTGCGGCGAGGCGGGCGCTGAGGTGTTCACACTAGCAACAAGCCGTGAACAAGCTTCTATTGTGTTTGATGCGGCGCTAGGGTTTGTAGAGAATATGCCGTCAGACCTACAAAAACTGTTTAACGTATCAAAGTATCAAATACGCAAGGCTGGAGATAGCCAGTCAATGTTTAAGGCGTTAAGCCGAGATACTAAAAAGACGGGTGACGGTAAAAACCCCTCATGCGCCATTATTGACGAGGCGGCACAGATTACTGACCGTAACTCAATCGAGGTTTTGCACTCAGGTATGGTAGCCCGTCAAAACCCCCTACGCATTTATATCACGACAGCATCTTTTACTAAGGACACTAAGTTCTATGAAGATATGCAAATGGTCGAGAATATGCTACACGGCACGGCTACGGACAATCCCCGCTGGTTTGGCTTGCTGTATGGCTTAGACCTACAAGATGATTGGAAAGACCCAGCGACATGGGCTAAAGCAAACCCTATGCACGGGATCAGCGTGTTTGAAAGCGCTATCCATCAACGTGCCGAGGAAGCTAAGAACAAGCCCGCCGCTTTAAATGAGTTTTTGTGCAAGACGCTTAACATTTATGTTAGTGCTAACTCCGCATGGTTAGACCGTCAATACTGGGATGCGCCTGAGTGCCGAATCACAGAAGAACGTGAACCCGAGGCTGTTTTCATCGGTTTCGATTTAGCGTCAACCCGTGACTTGAACGCTGTTTGCACTCTTAAGCGATTCGGCGAAGTTGATTATGAGGCAAAGTGGAAATTTTTTCTACCCGAAGAAGGGCTGGAGTTTGTACCAAAACACTACCTAAGCATATTTGACGAGGCTCGGAAAAGCGGAATACTGCATTTAACTCAAGGAAACGTAATTGATGATCGAGAGGTCAGCGACTACATTATTGCCGAAGCTGAGAAATACCCCATGCTTAAAGAGGCTGGCTATGACGCTTACAATGCCGCAAGTGTCGTGGCTCGGTGTTATGAGGCAGGTGTTCCCGTCAAAAAGGTAGGGCAAGGGATGGCGGTATTGAACAATCCGTCTAAGCAAGTCGAGAAATTGATACTCAATAAACAAATAAAGCATGATGGAAACCCTTTTGTGTCATGGCAACTTGGAAATAGTGAGTGCTATGAGGATGTTAACGGCAATATTAAGATTCGCAAGAACGAAGCTGACAAATCTGCCAAGGTAGATGGCATAATTGCTATGATTATTGCTATGCACTGTTCTTTAGACCATCCTTTCGTCAGTTCTAGCTATGGATTTAGAAGTTTTTAGTGTAATATGCCCTTAATACAGGGGGAATCATGGCGCTACTAGACATTTTTAGAGGAAAACAGGGTAAAAATGAGGTGAAAACCACCGAATCTAATACCATGTTTGGGCAAACCCAGCTTGGTAATAACGTTGTTTACCAAGGTCAAGCGGGCAAGCAGACTGTATCCCAACAGCTTTTATACGTAACAACGAGTAGCGTTACTGCCGCTGGCAGACCCGTTGATATGTCTATGCTATCCCGTAATAGCACGGTTATGGCTTGCGTAGGCGTTAAAGCTAGGACATTAGCACAGCTCCCTAAGTGCGTAATGTATAAAACTGAGAATGGCGAGTTTGTTGAAGCGCTTAAAGCTCCAAAAATCAATGCACGGGATAAAACAAGGGCTAGACAAGTAGAAAGCCTACTGTATAACCCTAATAACTTTCAATCTAGCTACGAATTTTGGTATCAATGGTCAATGTGGCAAGACTTAGCGGGCGAAACCTTTACCCTGTGGTGGAGAGAGAACACTAAAGACCCAAATCAAATGCCGATTGAGATGTATAACTTAGATTCGTCATTAATGACTTGCCAGCTTACGCCAAGCCGTTATCCAAAGTATGTTCTCAGCACCCCAAGCTACGGATTTAATAAAGATGAACCCTTAGCCGCTTACCAAGTCATGCACATTATGGAAGCCGCATGGCAAGGCTCGGCTGGCTTTAACAAAGGCATCTTAGCTACTGAATTAGTAGCTTTAGATCAAGATATTGACCTATATGCAAACTTTATTATGCAAAACGGGGCTAAACCGTCAGGACTATTCACTACTGATACGGTAATCCCTGATGTTAAATACAAAGAAGTGGCGGCAAGGCTGAAAGAGGCTTGGTCGGCTATGGTCGGCACACGGACAACCGATTTATCTAAGGCTGGACAGGGTATGTTGTTAGATCAGGGTATGAAATACACTCCGATTGATATGCTGACCCTTCAGGATGCCGATTGCGCCGCCTTAAAAGATCAAACCATGAAGCGTATCTGTGGACTGTTTGGTGTCCCGCCACAAATGGTTGCGGTAGGCGAAGGCAAATTTAACAATACGCAAACTATGCTTGATGAGTTCCATAAAACGACTATGTATCCTATGGTAATTAACATTGAGCAAAAACTGAACCAACATCTGCTAAAAGGCTACCCAAATCTGTGCGTAAGGTTTGATACTAAGGAATTTTTAAAGGGTGCGGCATTAGATCAAATGAATTTTTCAACGGCTGGCGTAAGCGGCGGTATTATAACCCCTAACGAAGCCCGTGTTTACTTAAATATGCCAAAGATTGACGGCGGGGATGAATTGGGTGCAAAATCTAAACCACAAGAACCGATTGCTGGCTCAAGCCCTCAAGATACTGGCGGTGGCGGCGGTAATCAAACCAAAAAAATGAACATAGGCGCAAATTAATGTTACTTTTTGATAAACTTGCTTTATACTTCTTGCGAAAGCAAGTTAAAACAAACGACATTGAGCTACCCGTTGCAACAAAGGGTACAAGCCCTAAAATACAAGATATGCGTGAAGACATTTCAATAGGGGCTATTAATGAAGAATCTAAATCTAGTTTGCGAAGCACGACTCAGCGTAAACCAAGGGCTAAACGAAGCGTCAGCACCAAGCGGAAAGATTGAAGCTAAGGTTACGACTTGGGGTGCTAGAGAAGGCGCAGACGGGCGTAAATTTAATTACCAGCCCGAAGGTTTTATGGATTGGGCTAAAGAATTTGCAGACACAGGCAAGCCTTTGCCTATGTTCTTAAATCATAACGATATGGGTATGCCAATCGGCGAATGGCATGAGTTTGCCTTTGAAGATGACGGCATGAGCGCTAATGGACGTTTGTTTTTAAATACAAGCGGCGGGCGTGACATTTATAACGTTCTAAAAGAATCACCAAATTTATTCGGCGGCGTATCAGTAGGCGCATACGCTGAAGAATATCAATTCGTTGCTGAAGACGGCACGCCTATGGAAGACCCCACAGAAGATGGATATTTTCAAATCACTAAAGGCGGCTTACGTGAAGTGTCAGTCGTTATGCACCCAAATAATCAAGCGGCTGAGATAAACGCCTTGGAATGTTTCCAAGATGGACAAATCAACCCTAGACAAGTCGAGAAACTTCTGCGTGAAGCTGGAGTTGACCGTAAGGATGCGACCACCGCATCTTCAATCTTCAAAAAGATACTAGAGCAACGTGATGTTGCACCAGCAATCGTTGAAGATGCCCCAAAGCAGAGTGATTCTGATGCGGTGGTAAACGAAGCTGATACTATTCTCAAAGCTTTACAGGAAAGAGAATTGTTAAAGGCTATTTCTAAGCGCATTAAATAAGGAAACTATCATGTCAGAGCAAATCATTGCAAAGCTAGATGAGATGGAAGCAAATCAATCCGTCAAAATCGAAGAAGTAAAAACTTCAGTAGAAACTTCTATTACTGAAAAAATTGAAGCTGTCAAAACTGAAACTGGAGAAAAGCTGGCTGTAATCGAAGCCCGTTTAGCTGAGATTGGCGCTACTCCAACTATTAAAACTTACAAATCAGTAGGTCAAGAAGTTAACCGTTCTGTTAAAGAACAAATCCGTGATTTCTACAAATCTAATAGCCGCACAGAAAAAGAAATCAAAATGTTTGAAGATGCTGGTCAGTATGATGCGTATATTAAGGAAGCATCTGCATTGACAGGCTCAGGTGCGGGCGTAGGTGGTCGTACAGCTTACGATCCAGTATTTGTTGCTTTGCGTTTGTTAAACCCAATGCGTGGCGTGTCACGTCAAGTAGCTACTGATGGCTCAACCTATCAGTTCCGTGCTAAAACTGGCAACCAAGGTGCGGCATGGGGTTACGCAATCAATAACAACAACGCTGGCACAACAGTAGATACAAATATTTGGCAGTTAACTCTCCAAGACTTAAACGTTCAGTTCCCAATCCGCACAGCGGCTCTTGACGATATTGACGGTTTAGAAGCTAACGTTGTTTCAGATATGTTGGCTGAATTTAGCCAAGCAGAAGCATTGTCTATGATTCAGAACAACGATCAAACAGCTTACGTTGACTATGACACTCCACCTTACGGCGGCACTAAT